GTTTCCCAGTCACGATCCGAAGTTCTGGAACGTGCTGATTATCTTATCTGCCGCAATGCGTGATTTTGTGTATATGCTCATGCTCGTTTATTCCGCGCAAATAAACCACCCATAGTACCGTTAACTAGCTTTGCGAATGCGATACTAACTGATCGAATCATAGCTGCACTTGACGCGTTTTCTTGGTATTCGATCTCTAATGAATCAAGTTTTTCGCGCTTAGTTGCACGATCAACAGTTGATAGAGGATCAAACCCAGCATCAATAGACACGCAGGTCGCCAGTTGTGCACTCTTTAGCTCTTTTGGTATCTCGTTTGAATCGACATAATAACCGTCTATAGTCACACCGTGGCGCGGCCATTGAAGACCTTGCGCCTCTGTAGACTTGGTTCCTTTAAAGTCCCGAGTCTCTGTGTAGTCCATCGACTGGATAAGCAAAACCGCCGGAGTTCCTGTTAGCGTTATCCCTCGATCTGCGGCATACGTTGTTAGCTCAGCCTCAGAATTATAGCTATTTGCCCCAGTTACAATTGAGCCGTCTTCCACTATGATTGTTGCCATTAGAATTCCTCAAGCCATCTCAAAAACAATGTAAGCTCTGTTGCGTTAGAGCTTGATGCGGTGAATGTTATAGTCTCACCAGGGTAGGCCGCTATAATCACATCGCCTTTAAATAAATTAATCCGAGCAGTATCAACACGACCTAGAACCACGCCGCCCACTGGTTCTGATGATGGCGTATAAGCTGTTGCCGATACATCCACGTCAGTAACAGATGTAGCAGTATTCTTAGCTACGAACGACTCATTGACCAAGGTTCCGTTCTTGTAAACACCAATAATCACAGGTTTATTACCGTCTGTGAACAGTGATACCGTGGCGTAACGAATCCTTACATGATTAACCTTACCTTGGAATGTAGTATTGTTTCGCAAGGTAATTACCGGAACGATTACGCCGCCGCCAGCAACAGACTTTTCAATGATAGTCTCTACTTGCGCTCTGTCTGCTCTAGAACCTTCTGGCTTCTTGCCGCTTATTCCACCGCGCCATGATGCTGTCTTAATGACCAAGTCTGCACCAGTACCGGCTGTTCTCGTTGCTTCTACGAACATTGGCAAGGTAGGATTGCTTAAGTGAGGCGTGTCAGTTGTGTTAGACTTATCAATAACATGACAAGTCACATAACCAAAGCCTGTAGCAAATACACCATACGCCAATGGCAGAACACCGTACCAACCACCCCTGTATGTGTACAGATCCAGCTTATCAGATGCTATATCAAAGCCTGAAGCGCCTGTACCGTCCAGCTTATCAAGATTAAAGTCATCTTGAGCTATGAACTCCTCAACACCATCAGATCTAAATACAGCACCAAAAACACCATCAATAATAGCAAAAGTCATTGCGTCACCGATGCCGCCAACGTCACCGATACCCCATCGGATCTGAGTATCTTGTTCCACACCGTCAGCAACAGGCAGACTCAGCGCTGTCATCTCTGCTGCGAACTCGTGACCTGGGAAATAGCGTATTGAATCTTTTGACTCAACATACGCATGACCAATACCTATTCCGGCAGATACTACAGCCATGCTATCAGAGTGAGTAATTGATCCTGTCCCTGTTACACCACCATCAACATCGCCGGTATCTTCATTAATGGGAACGTTGTATTGAAACTGAACGTTGATGTTATCAGTACGCTGAGCGACTAATTGCTCTTGAGTTACGGTATTTCGCGTCTCATTACCAGACGGATCAAACGATTTCGCCTCAACCTTGACCCGCCTCTGATTTATCTTCTCAGACGTTAACAGGTCGCTAGGGCCGAAATCAGGAACTGTGTACCACTGCTGGTTAGCCATTATTCAGACTCTTTCGGCGCTTCAGTTTTTGGCTTGCGAGGCTTTCTGATTGGTTTTGTTTCTTCTTTCTTCTCAGGGAAAGCGTCTTTAATCCACTTTTTCTTTTCGTAGTTTATGATTTCTGCGAATGTAGGCTCTGACATTTTAAGCACCTCGAATATTTAATGGTAATTATAACACGCAAACATAAGACAATAAAAAAGGGGCTGCAATAGCCCCTTTTTACTATTCACCTATATATCAACCGTTGGTGATAAGGAAGGCTAGTGGAACATTTTTGCGAGCTACAACACGATCCCAGTTAGCAGCTAGTTTCATCTCTGCAATAGTGGCAGAATCACCAGCTACTGATCCAGATGTAAACTGGAAGCCAAACGGATGGATCAGCTGAGTTTTACGAGTCCACAGTGTTTCAACACCAGCACCATTGCCTTGCGCCTCTTTAGACTCAACGGCAACCGGCTTGGCTGGCATACCTTCACCGTAACCGAAAGCACCCTCACCAAACAGAACGGTGGTGTACTTAAAGCCGCTGGTTGAACCTGCAACAGTAGTCATGCCATCATCGACAATCACGCGCTTACCCATAAAGGTTGGGATAGTTAGGCGGCCTTGTGAATCAGGAATGAAATCAATGTCGTCATTATCAACCATGCGCTTATAGACAACAGAGTGAACACCAATAACGCCAGTATTCTCAAACGCATCACCAAGAGTAAAGGCTGCGCTTGTGAAGTTACTACGGCTAAACAGGTTAGCAGCAGCTGCGTTATCACCATCCTCGATAGCAACATCACTAACCATGTCGCCGGAATCGTTTGCAACGTTGTCAGCTAGCACACCGTCAGCGCCTGCAATCAGATACCGCTGGAATTGACGTGTCCAGTACTTGTCTGAACGATTACGAATGTGAGACATTGCATTCTCACCCATCGCCAGCTCTGTTGCCAGATTTGAAGCTGACCAGCCTTTGTTAAGATACAATGCGCGGCCAATTTGCTTGCCTTGCGTGATCTTATCAGGAGTAGCTGAAGACGCTGGGTCGTCATTCGAAATATTTGGAGCCGATGTTTCGTCCAAATCATTCCAGAACGGCAGTTCTGCAATTTTACCGGGCGCATTTGCCAAGGTATCAAGCAAAGGTGAGCGAGCAATTACGCCACCCTCATAAAATGCTGTTTTCTCAGGGGAGTTTACAGCAGGAAGGTCTTGGAAGACCGTAACATCAATGATGTCTGCTAGTTGTACAGTAGCCATTTTTAATTACCTGTATTATTAAATTCTGATAGAACACGGGCATATTCGTCTGGGTTTTCACGCCGTAGCGCTACTTTTTCATTGTCCGTGTACTCATTAAACTTCTTAGTAGCTACGCCTGAGCCTTTGCCTCCTGGTGCATCTGACCCAGAGGCGGGATTTCCAGCTAGATAAGCGTCATAACGACCGCTTTCCTTAACTGTTTTTGTCAGGTCTTCAATGCTTGTAATACCATCACCTGTGACATTAACAGTGCCTGATTCCTGACTGTAATCAAATTCGTAACGCGACTTAAGCAAGTCGCGTAAATCCTCGTTCTTTTCACCACCTGCACCAACCTTGGTAACAATGTCGTTTAAAGCGTTGTCTGTCTTCTCTTTCTTAATCTGACCGATCAACTTATTATAGCGTTCTGATTCGTCCGCTTGTTTTTCAAGCATGATCTGATTTAGCTTTTCGTAGTCGCCTTCCGCCTTGGCTTTCTCTTCCGCAGCTTTTCGCGCCTCGTCTTTCTGTTCGTTTAGCTTGCTTTTTAGCTCATCTTTTTCGGATTTGAGGGATTGATTGGTAATCTTTAGCCCTGCCACCTCTTTATCTAGGTCTTCCTGCAAGTAAACCGTAATCTCTTTTCCATCATGCTCAATCTTAAGCGGCATCTTAGAACCCTCTATCAGCCTGTTAATAACTCACCTGAGTTTATCCACTTCTGTGAATAATTGAATTATAAGCTGTTGATAAGTTGTTTACAACTATTGAGTTAGCCGCCTATCCGCCGCGTTAAGCTGTCCTAGCGTCATTGTCTTACCCATTGATAACATAAGCTCGTTAAAGTCTTCCTCTGTCATTATCTTGCGCTTAGTATCCACTTCCTTGCGGTATTTCTTATTAACAACTGCAACAGTTTGACTGCGGCAGTTCCAGTGCGCGGGAGGTAGCGGGCCTTTACCCACCTTAAATACCTTTTCATCTAACCCTGTGCAAATCTCGGTGGTTCTGTGATCAAGCTTAGCCACCCACTCATAAGCGGAAATAATATCTTTGTTCTGTTCAAACAGTTGCTCCCTAGCTGATGCCGCAATACTATTATTAGCCGTTCTAACTAAAGTATTGGCCGCGTGTCGCTGAGATTTAAGCAGCTCCTGCGCTTCTTTAGCCATTTCTGAGCCAGTCTTACCTTCCAGCACGCCATCTGATATAAGCCTGAAAAACTCTAATGATTTATTCTCCCCGAACTGATCAACCGCACGACTAATAGTTAATTCAGTTACACCAGGATCAACCCGCATCGGCGTGTCTATCGCTCGTTGAATCATACCCTGAACATCACTTATATCTACATCAGCTGTAGTTGCTTTGTTTAGTGCATCGGTAACAAACTGAATCTCATTAGCAGCCATATCAGAGCTTTGGGTTAATATCTCCTCGCCCATTTCCTGATATATCTGCAATACAGTATTGTAAGCCTCGCGAGATATAGCCTGTCTTCGAGTAACAACAAAAGGATCAGACCCGGCCAAATTAATAATATCAGCATTAACTCGGTTAAAGTATTGATCTAATTCATCGACATTGTGACCCGCTACACGCTGAATCCCGATAGCGTGGCGGATCATTACATCAATCAGATATTCCTGTGTACTAGGCAATTGGGCTGGCCTTCTCTGCTTCTGCGTTCAAGTCTTCATCCGTTCTATCGCCATCAATTACGCCTGTTTGACGCAAATAAGAACGGGTGTCAGATTTGGCGATTGTTCCACGGTCCTCAAGCATGATCATACGAGTAATCATCTCAGGGCTTGCAGTCTTGTCGTAAAACTCTGTATTGATCTTGTACGTTACATCAGCGCCTTGAACCTGCATCATTCTAGCGGCAGTAACAAGCGACACTTCAATCATCTGCGATACGTTCTGAACAACATTAACCAAAGATGCGCTATCGCCAGCAAACTTGATCTTTGCCGCTTCTGCTGTCTCTGCCTGCCCTGATTGGGTAATAAGTCTAGCGCCTAGCGTTACCGCTCGCTCCTCTTTGCGCTCCATTTCCTTTGCGTATGCTGAGCTTTCATTAACCTGTAGTAGCTTCGCGTCCGCATCGGTTGGCAGCGTCCACACCGTTCCGATCGTGACTGGCATTTTCCCGATCGTGACTGGGAAAC